GTTCATATACATCACAAGGATAAAAAGTAGCTCCTTCAGTAAAGTTATCTATAACCCATTGTTTTTGTTCATTATTCATCATACAGCCAATTTCTTATATCTTGAAGATCTTTATCTCTATTTTGTTTATTTTGGTCAGTAGGATAAATTAGTTTCATATCATGAATATTATGTATTTTATAATGCATATAAGATTTTTTCCTACTTATCTCATTACTGGTATATATATTATTTGTATGATTATAATTTACCATTATATAATCAGTAACGTTTTGATATACATGTGATAATTTACCATTTTCATTCTCATTTACCCATACATAACCATGGTCATATAAATAATCTATAATATCATTAAAATTATCTTTAGTAGCAGGTATTAATATTTTCTGATCATTGTTTATCATATAACCATTTTCTAATATTATTTAACTCAATACTTCCTCCAGGGGTAATTATAGTTGCCATTACACCTCTATGTTTAATTCTTCCATACCAACCATACTCACTAGCTAATTCATCCCAACCATCTGATAAAATACTTCTAACTATAGTAACATTACCATCTTCGTTAAAATAAATTACTGGATCTTTAGGTACAGTATATATATATTCTTTTAGATTATAATGTTCATTGCGACTAATAATATGAGCTGGAATAAATTGTGTACCCTCTGTAAAATTCTCTATAATCCACTTTTTATCTTCATCAGTCATTGTATATTATTTTTAAAGCTTCTTCTAACTCAGCATTAAGACCGTATTCTGATATAAACTGAGATATGGTATATATTTGTTCATCGTCTTTTAAATCATTAGTCCTTAATCTTATTAATATATATCCCTTTCCTGCATAATTTATAACTAAATAAGGAAAAGATTCAACATAGGCGGGTATAAATGGTTCTACACCTGGTGATCCGTTCTTCCAATAATAACCTAAAGACTTTAAAAATTCATTTATTTCTTCCCATCTTTCTGGATTATGACAATAAATTAGTTTTCTAGTCATATAACCATTTTCTTATTTCATATAAATCATCATTACAATCTCCGTCTATAAAAGAATCTATACTTATAACTTTTCCAATAGAAGTACTAGATCCTATTATATAATTATTTTTAGCTGCATGAGGACTAAAATTAATAATCATGAATTTATCATGAGTAATATATGCTCTTTCAGCAGGATCTTTACCAAAATAAGTATATCCCTGTTTTAATAACTCTTTAGTTAATCTATTATATTCATTTTCAGATAGAACTTCTATTGATAATTGTTTTTCAGTCATAATAAATAATTTTAAGTGCTTTTTGTAATCCAAAATAATCAGGATCAGATATTGTCATATAATCATCTAAAGAAATAGCAGTATATCCCTTATCAGTTTTATAATGATAAACTCTTTTAGTTGCACCAGCATATATTCCACATACATATAAATATAGACGACTAGAATCATATGGTACTAATTTAGTATCTACAGGAGAGTCAACATCTCCTGTCCATTTATATCCTTGTGATGCTAATACACCACAAGCTTTTTCGTATTCATTTATATCTTTTGTTTTAATTACGTATGTAATATGCATAATTTTAAATTTAAAATAGTGGCTACTAATTTCACCACTATTTAACGGGACGTATTAATGATAGTAATGTTTTCCTTGATCCATTATATTATGATCATAGTATTTGTAATCAAATAAATGTTCTATAAGATGATCGCAATTACATAATAAAGAAACACTAGTATCTTCTACCATGTAAGGTGTAGCATCATCAGTCTCTACAATAATATCTCCTTTAGAAAGACCTCTATTACATGATTCAATAAACATATCATGTGCTTTCTGTAAAAGACAATTAATGCTGGTAGCTTCTACTTCAGCTACTTTCTCATATGAATGAGAATTAAGAGTACCTAATAAATTAAGTTCTCCATTTAATGGAAATAAGATTAAGTATTTCATATTGAGTTGGTTTTAAGTTTTTGTTCAAGTTTATCTAGGTAGTATTCACATACAAATAATGATGCTGGTATTATTCTATCCGTATTAGCTAAGCCATTTTTGATATCATAATACTGAGTATAATAATGTCTATTATCAGCATACATAAAGATTTTATATCTTTCATCTTGATCAACACGATCGTAAATTGTTATTTCTCTTGTATCAACAAAAGGAAGTTTACCTAGTTTCCTATAGATAAGACAAACCTTTCTGAATTGTTCTAAATTATCTATAGTTATATATTCCATCAGTCTTTATATATTATCTTTCTAGCCTCTATCAATTCTATATTAATACCTTGTTTTATAATAGGTGCAAATTTATTCTCTTTCTCAACATATATTATAGCACTATAACATTGGGACCCATAACAACTAACTATTGATTTATTACTCTTATCATAAAGCATTATAAGATCTCTATATATATCTAAATAGTGATCATCAGTTATTTCACAATGATAAGACGTATCAGTTAATGAGTCTTCCTTATGAGATAAATGAGCAAATATAAATACAGTACCAGTAACATATATTTGTCTAGCTTTTTCCAATACTTGTTGTATATCTTCCATATTATTCTGAATATATTATTTGTCTGGCTTTATCAAGATCTGTAACTACCTTTTCAGTAATATCTGCCCATATACCTTGTCTATATAAACTATATGAGCCTCCCATGTCAACACTATTACTACTAATTGATATCACATTAGAACTGGTAATATATATTTCACTACCAGTAACAGTGAAATCTCCACCCCTACCATCGTAATTAAATAAATTTTTATTATTTACTTTAGTACCAATTGGATATTTCTCTTGAGCTTGTAATAATAGTTTTTGTATTTGTTTCATAGTATTAGATTAATAAATAAACTCTCCCTACCTTTCCTATATAATGACTTTCATACATTACGGGACAGGCTCCAGTAGGGAGGTTTATTATATTTTAATATACTGACTTAACAAATGCTCCAGATACTACTTTACCCTTCACATATTCTGGTTTCCAGTAATATTCATAGATATTCCTAACAGTAACTTTAGAATTACCTGATTGAAGTATCCAATAAGGTTCTTCTGCTTTACCAAAGGGTTTTGTCTCAATAATTTTCCATGATGATGCATCTTGGATCTGAGACTTATCAGTAATTATAATGTATGTTTCTTTACCATCCTTATTACCTCCTTCAGGACAGTAATATACTCTCTTACAGCTCGATCCAAATAGGAGAACTAGTACTACTAAACTTAATATTAAATTTTTCATAGATTTATTTTTAATTATTTGCAAATATCATATTAATTAATGATTGTTCACCAGATGAAAAAGATAAAATTGATTTATCCGTTACTTTAGAATTTGAGTATAATATATCTGGTTTAGTATAATCTATACTAATACTAGTTATCTCAAAGTCCTCATCAAATTTCTGCATATCTAAATTAAATCTTTCAAAGTCTTCTTTTGATGCCTTACTGAACTTATTTAATTGCCCCTCTATAAAAAGTATATCATAAAGTCTATACATAGTAAGTAACTTCTGCATATCTGATTCAATTGTTGGTGGACCAGATGATAATCCTAATAGATTTTTAGTCTTTATATAAGTAACAAAACTAGTTAGTAATCTAGTTACAGTACTCATATATACAGGCATACCACTAGATTCAACTTCATCCTCAATCTTAAAATCAGCTTTAAGTACTTTACCTTCTTCTAATTCAAATGATACATGATTACCAAATTGATATGCTGGAATAATAGTACCAGTAAAATCATTATCTGTAAATGTTCCATCAAAAAGATATTGAGCCAAATGAATCTGATCACCTGGTAACTTTTGTTCTCTAGCTACCAATACTCCATTAGTAAACATAGCAGATAACCATACTAATTTATTGATCAATGATTTACCTGCACCATTCATACCTGTCATCAGTGTTAATTCTCTGAGACCCATATTATGTTCCATTTTCATAGGCTTAGTAATGTTGATATCAATATCAATCATTTGACCCAATTCTTTCTTTTTACTCATCTCTTAATATATTTTCTATTTCTTTATATATAACTTGTTCTCTTACTCCCATATTTTCCATACCATCATTCTCAAATTGTAGTTTAATCCACATTAGAGTTTCTTTGTATTTATCTTCAGGAATAAGCTTGTCATTTTGACTCTTATAATATTCTACTTCATCTTTATATCTTTCTTCATCTGATCTTTGATCAGTAAACCAATCATTAGGATTTAGCATAATTTATAGTTTTATAGTTATTGTTTCATTAAAATCATAATTTACACCATTGGAAGATTTAATTACAATCTGTGGGTAAGCATATGATTGTTTTTTACTATAATGTTTACCATTTACTTTAACTCCTTCAATTGCATCTTTAAGAGCCAATAATATGAATATTGATACTATTAATACAGCTGAACCGATAGCTACAGGTGTATAATCTTCAACTATTAATCCTATTACATAAGCAATCAATGAGATTATTGTTGCTATTATACATATTATCATTAATGCTTCCATAATTTATAATTTAATTCGTTTATAAATAATTGTAGGATACACAGTATCCTTTTTATTAAGTATCTTGATTTCTGTTATGGTAGTATCATTGTAATTTTTATCACTTTTAATCCATTCACTATCTGATGACTTTTCTATAGTAATATACTTAGGCATCATTGTGCCATACATTACAGCAAAACTCATTGCTCCTACTATTAATCCAACCATATAAGAATTTGTCTTTAGATCCCACATACTTACTGTAAGTATACTAAATAGTATAAGTAGTATTACTGTTATTATTAATTCCATCATGACATATCGTATTCTAATATCTGTTTACAAATCTGTTCAAGTTCATCAGTCATTGGTACTTCATAGAATAATGGAGTAATATGCTGAAGAGCTCTCATATGAAACTTATCATATGGTCTTTTATTAAGGAATATTAATAACCTATCTTTTTCATCTTCATCAGAGAGCTTATTAGTCTGTTCTCTAATACTTTTTAAAAATCTTCTATCTGCATCAGTTAATACAGGTGTCTTTAATGCATAAAATAGCTTATATATTACATAACATATAAATACTATAAATAATACAATTAATAAGTTCATAATCAATCCTCCTCTTTTAGTTTGTTATACACTTCATCATGGATCTCATATGCTTTATCTAGCATATCTTTCCATTGTTCATCAGTTAATTCCATATTTCTTTCTAAATTGTTTACTAAACCACACTTCTTCTGAAGGAACTATAATACACATAAAAAATAATACTATAATTACGCATCTTGTAACCATATAATTTGTGGTAGTATAGTGTATTATATCAGCTCCTACCCATTTGTAATCACGATCTTGATTAATATACCAATTTGCTGGATTTAATTCCCATGTAAGGAATGCTGCTAATATATATAGTGTAAGTATACTTGATACAAACACTATAACTCTTAATAAATACTTCATAATTTAATCTTTATATATAATATTCAAAGCTTCTTCCAAATCAGTAAGAGGTGGTACAAATCCAGCAGGATATTGTACTATCTTAGACCATCCTTTATCACTATAATATACAGCTCCTCCATTTCCATCAGTTATCCAATCTTGAGTGTTATCATGACTAGAATAATATTTAAATCTACTAGTTCCTACGTATATATTACTCTTGTAATTTGGATCTTTGTATAGAGTATTTGGAGGATAATATTTATTAGCATACTCTAATAATTCTTTTTCAGTCTTCATAGATGATTTTTAAAGCTTTATCTAATTCAATGAAATTATAAGATATAATATCAGACCATTTACCTTTATAATAAACAAATCCACCATATCCATCAGTTATATAATCATCATTAGAATAATATGTAAATCTACCTTGGACAGTACAGTTTGACAAAGATAAGTTAGTATATTCAGCACTTTTATATACTGTACCAATAGGATAGTGTTTATTAGCATATTCTAGGAATTCCTCTTTAGTCTTCATAAATAATCTTTCTTGCTTTCTCTAAATCTGTTAATTCATCAATCATATTAAAGAATTCAAATACTGATATAGGATCATTATATTTTCCTTTTCTAACTCTTAATGCCATATTAGGATATTTTAAGGATCCATGTAATTCTAGTATTGGAAATACTGATTCTACAGATGAATTTACATGTAATTTAGCAAAACCATGTCCTAAAGTATAACCATTCTTATCTAAGTAATCATAAAACTTATATCGTTCTTCAAAATCAATAAACTTTATATATAATGTTTTTTTAGTCTTCATATAATAGTTTTCTAATTCTATTTAAATCAGTATTATGATCTCTCATTTCTATAAATTCTGAATATGATATACCTCTATAAGAAGATTCTAATTCATTATCTCTATATATTCTAAATGGATCATCACTATAATTAAATATTAAATAAGGTGTACTCTCATCAAATTGAATATGTTGTATGTTATCTGCTCCATAAAAATTATATCCCCACTTTACAATTATATTTAATAATGATTTCCATTGAGTTTTATTAGAACATTTAACAGATAATTTTTCTTCAATCTTCATATATTATCTTTCTAATTATATCTAATTCAGTAGATAATATTCCTCCATTATTAAGGAAAGTATCAACACTTATAAATTTATTTCTATCTGATGTTCTATATACTCTTTTAGGTTCATTAAGATCAAGATGTAATTTTATTAAAGGGTGACTAATATCAGGTTCTTGTCTAAGTACTAAAGGTTCTAAACGTTCTCTAAATCCATAACCGTTTTGATTTAAATAATGATATAATCTTAGTCTTTCTTTATTATTCTTTACATCTATAACAATTATTTCAGTCTTCATATATAATATCTCTAGCTTTGTCTAAATCACTTTTATAACCTTCAGGAAGTGATACTATTTCTGCCCACTTTCCATTCCAATATAATGAAGAACCACTATGTATAACAGTTATAAAAGTATTACTACTAATAGTATGTTCTATAATTATTTTACCATTAACTATATGTTCTATAGCTTTTTCTGTTTTACCAGCTGAAGCAGATATATATACAGTACCTTGAGGATATTTCATTATAGCTGTTTCTAATAATAATGCATCTAATAGTTCTTCTTTAGTCCTCTTCATATATAATTCTTCTAGCTTCTTCTAGTTCAGTAGTATGTGTGCTAACATGTTTACCATCAGCCCATTTTCCATCCCAGTATACATAACCTATACCTACTTCAATACCTAATCCAGTAATAGATGGTACATACCTAACTATACAATTTTTATATAAACCTGCAACATCATTATATATACTTCCTATAGGATAATCTCTAGCTGCTCTTTCTAACATTTCTTCTGTTATCATTAGTCTTTATATATAATTTCTAGAGCTTCATTTAATTCATTATTTGGTTTTGATACTATCTCAGCCCAACCATCCCATCCAGTATAAATATATCCATATCCAGCCTCTATAGAAAGACCTCCTACAATTTTAGGACGAAAATCTACTTCTCTTATTGATTTTTTATCCTCTGCATCATAACCAACTGGATGATACTTAGTTCCAATAGGATATTCTTTTATAGCTTTCTCTAATAATTCATGTATATTAGGCATTATATAATTACTGTTAAATCAATTAATAATATTAATAATACAATTATTGTCAATAATCTTTTATCTGTCATATAAGAATTCATCAAGTCCTGATTTATATATTGAATCTTCATGACTATGATCCTCAATATACCTATAATATAAATACCCAATAGATTTAGCTGAAAATACTATTAAAAATATACCAATACATATACCTATAATACATAAACATACTATGAATGCTCCTCCAGTAATAACAGATATAACATCTAGTATAGTTAAAACTTTAGTATTTGTAACAATTATATTTACACCATTAATAATAAAACCTAATAGTATTAATATTATTGTAATCCAAAATGCTTTTACTTTATATTCTTTTTTCATTGTTATCTATCTAAAAAGTCCACCATTAATTTAATACCTATTATTGTAAAAGTAGACACTGATGTCCAAAATTTAACATCTGTAGACCAGAGTCTTGGATTAATACCATTAAATAATATTGCTATTATCCAAACTAGTATTATTAATGCTATTACATTATTATATTTTTTCATATTTAAGTTTGTTTAAAAGAAGTCATCAGGATTCTCAGTTAAATCATAATCTAATGCTTCAAAATAGTCTTTTATAATATAATATAGTTTCCTTATTTTATTATCTTTAGTACCAGTAATACCATCTCCTGATTGATCATATAGATATAAATGAGTTATATTAGTTAACCAAGTTTCAGCCACATCTTCTTCATCATTAAATGCCCCTAATACTAAAAATTGTCTTTCACCAATCATATCTAAAGGAATTATTATTTCATCTGTCCAATGACCTCCTTGACCTCTATTTATAATAGGTTTTTGATTTGTATAAGGTTGTATAAGTTTTTCTATAATAGATAACATTATAGTTGTATTCCAATGTTTCATAATTTCTTTAAATAAAAAGAGTAGACAGCATTACACCATCTACTCTCACATCAACCATAGTCTACGACAACTAATCTCTATGTTCTACTACACCCATTTTGTTATTGTAATCACCAAAACATCCTTCACAATCTTTTTTAGGAAATAAGGGTTCTTTATCATGACAATCATTACAAAGTGCTACTAGAATAATTTTATCTTTTTGATGAACATGTCCACCAATTACTTTCTGGTTATATAATGTTTTATAACATATAACACAATTTGCTGTTACTAACATAATTAATCTTTTTCATCTTTTGTCATAATCTTTCAGATGTTCTTGTTTAAATTCTTCATATGCTGATACTATACCTTTATCAGGATTTTTTTGTCCAGCCAACATACCTGATGCAAATGCTAATTTTACTGTAATCTCAGCATATTTAATAACCCTTTCATTATATGTGGGATCATTTTCTTCTTCTTTTTTATTAAATATAGCTAGTAGTCCAATTATAAATATTATTACTCCTAACACTATTAGTATTAATCCTAAATCTGTCATGTCTTTTGTTTTAAATATGGTTATTATCTCCTATAGAAACAATAACCATATAGTTAATTACTTAAGTTTGTTAGTATATACAACCTTGTTGTTAAATCTAACTAGTGACTTTTTAAGTCTTTTTAATTGTACTTTGTCTTGAGTTGTCATAATATGTGGTTTTAAGTTGTTTACTATTTATTTATAAATCATATAAGACGTGAATTAATTATTACTCCCTCTCGTTTAAGCTTTTGACGGACCTCCCTTTACAGCTCTTCCTATGATTAATATACCCTCTGTATTCTATTGTACGCTGTACTGTTAACTTATTGTTATTTCTAACCGTTTAGTAAGTCTTAGCCTCTGTTCAGTGATATCTCACGATATATACAATAGCTCACCCTTGGGAAGCTGATACAAATCTAGCTTATCTTGGATATAATCCTCGTCACCGTTTTGAATATCAGGAGGATTTTAACCCTTTAATTAATCTACAATTACTTAATCGTGCTTTAATGCTTAAGACCTACTTTTATTTGGTCACCTTGATTGTATTTAATAATTAATTAGAAGAATTAAAACCCTCTGAGAATGATACATTACTTACAGACTATAACTGCTATAAAGGAGGTCACCCCAATGTGGTTTTACCTTTATAATTTGAATTTCACATATCCGCCAAGACATATCTTTATTTATCCTTTAACATTAATGGTCTCCATCTTCTTTTAGGATGTTTTTCAAATTGTATTGGATTACCAGTATTATGTTCATAATATGCATCAATAAGACCTGTATCTTTAGTACTGGCCCAACCTTCTTCATCTACAAACTCTGATACAAACTGCCAATATGCACCATATGCTTCTATAATTTCTTCTTTAGCCATATTATTTATATTTATCTTCTAATTTATCCAGATTAGATATTATATCATCTATATTAATATCTATATAACCAATTTGCCATTTTATATGAGACCAAGTAAATACACTATCAGTGTTATCTAACTCTTCGTATTCATAAGTATAATGTATTCTATATAATATTTTATATCCTGAAAGATATATATAAGAATTATATTGTTTCTCAAGTTCTTCAGGATGAGGATCTTCTGGTGTATAATATTTTATCCCAATAGAATTTAAATAATCATTAGCTTGTTTAAACTCATAATCGTTTTGACATTGAATATATATTCCTCCTTGAAATATTGGATCTATCATATTATCTAACTATATAAACCATATTCTATTCTACCAAGTATATTATCTACTTCTATCATTCCTCCAGGAAGCTTCATATATTGAGTTGGTGTCTTACCATTTAATGCTAAAATATTACTATTAAACCATTTCTTAGCTTTCTCTTTACCAAATACATCTATAGCATGTTTATATAGTTGTATCTTATTCATGTCTTTTAGATTTAAAATAGTCACATATTTGTTGAGCATCATCAGCTGATAACCATAACCAATTAATATTAGCTATATAGAATGGATATATATACCAAGGACTAAATATAAATAGTAATATACATCCAATTGCTGGTGCTATAGTAATGAGTATATTAGCAAATATAGACAAGGAAGTAGTATAATAATGATTAGTTACACTAGCACACCAATTATATGCTGTAAAATTACAATCATCTTTATATTCCAATCTAAACCATCTAGTTATTTGCATAGTAGGAAAACTAGGTGCTAATCCTAAACACCATATAATTACAGCTACTATATAATGACATAATTCATGAAATATAATACATGGTAAATCTATTATATAAGCTTTAATATAATGAGGTAATAATTTATCTAATTTCATAATCTACTTGTTTTATGATTTCATTAAATATATCACGTGTCTTTTCATATAGAAATCCATGATTCTTAATATCAACTAAATCTAATTTAATAGATATAAGATCATCATGTGTTGCTTTCTGAAGAATATTATTAATCTCTGTAGTATCCATTAGTTGAATAATTTATGAGATCCTATTGGATGATGTTTATAAAATAGTCTTCTACTAATTTCAAATCTTATTTCAGCTAGAGTATTACTTCTATTAGTATAACCATTACTTTTATTTTGTCTATATCTCTTTTTATTTGATTCCATATTATAGCTATTAAATTAGTCTCCAGAATTATCCAGAGACTAATTTGTTTAATTTATCATAGTAAGGAATCACACCTCTTTCACATCCTTTATTGAAACCTCCTTTTAAAGGACATCCATTACACATTTTCAGGATTTTGTGTTGCTGTTCATAAACTAGCTTAATTAGTATCTTATTATTCTGCTATTTCAACTAAACTTAATGTAGTATGTGATACCCATTTCTCTAGTTGTTCAGATTCTCCTCTTCTATTAAGTGCAGAGTATTTAATTTGTACTTTACTATCTTTAATAGTATTGATATCTGTGATAACACAATTACCTATAACTACATATTCTTGATCATATGTAACTGGAACACCTAATTCTTTAGTTGTTTTAGGTACATATCCATATATCTTATCTGAACATACTACTTCTTGACCTATTTTAAAGTCAATATCATTAGTAAATCCACAAAGATTATTATAGATAAGACTAATTGTATCCTTCTCTATTCCTATAGCAATAATAGTCTCAGTCAACATCTCAGCATGAGGAAATGACTTATCAAATGATGCTAATAGATTGTTAGCAATAGTGTCTACTTGTACTGTAACTTTAATTTCTTGATTGAACTTTTTCATATTGTCGTATTTTAAATTGTGATTGATTGGTTAAATAATGGGAGCTGATTCCTTATATATCAGCTTTATCCCATCTTATGAGTTATTCCACTCATCTTTTTCTTCTTGTGTGTCTACTATTCTAAAGTTATAACCATAATATGGTTTATCTGCATCGTCTCCAATATCTAGATTATACATCATATCTTCTAATTCTTGAGTAGATAGTGATTCTAATTCATCTGGTTGACACTGTCTAATAGCTTGAGCAGCTTCTGCTTTAGTTAAACATAATGATGATTTCCATCCCATAATATTATAGTTTAATTATGTGTATTAATTTAATTAGATCATCTACATATAACATATTTCTAGTTATAGTAATAACCTCATCTTCATGTCTTTGACCTGTTGATCCTTCCCTAATAAATACATAGTATTCACCTTTACCTTTATCATTACACTCAGTTAATGAGATAGATTTATATGTAATTGATCTTGCTCCAGGAATAAATGGATCCTCTTCATCAGTATTAATGAGTATTAACTCATAACTATGTTGAATTAGACTTGGTCTTTCTATAAATCCCTTCTGTAGAAGAATATCAGGTGTAATCTTAATTCTAACTACATTAGGATGAGTTATAATATAATATAGAACTGCTCCACATAATACTATAACTCCTATAAATGCTATTATAAGTTCTGTTGGCATAACTAGTTAATTAAATACATATACCAAATAGACCATAATAGACATATTATTATTAATATAAATAACATGATTTTTGAAGGTTTATCCCAATCCCTAAAAGGGTTAGTCTCACTTCTAAATGCACATATAATACCTATTATAAATAATATTGTAAATACTAATGTAAATGCTAAGTATAGCATTATAAAAAATGTTATCATAATCTTATAATTTAAATACCAGCATTATTACATGCTTCATTAAAAGTTAAATTTCTTTGATTTACATCTGTCCATATAACAGCAGACTGAGTTAATGTAGTCTCCATACTATATTGTAATAGTATTGCTGTTTGTAATTTAGTATTAGTACGAATAATATTTGTCATAGTATCATTCATTAAATTACCTTTTAATTTAGATCTTTTATTAGCTAATTCTTCTTCAGCTAATTTAATAATATCTTTGATTGCTCCCATTGTCGTAAGTTTTAAGAGTGTTATTTATTTAGTTAATTATAAAGGTATATTGTACTTAATAGACAACCATGATATGAGATAAATAGCTTGTTCTTTATTAATAGATGATGCTAGTTCCATACCATTGTGACCATATACATAAATCTGAGTTAGTTCTGGTTCAAGTATATTATCTTGAACTAATATACTTCTATTAGATTTATGAGCTGTGGATTTAAATTCTAATTGATCCATGTTATTTAATTTAGTTATATATTACATACATTTTTGGTAATAATTGAGTTGAGTCATCAATATCAGTTATTATAACATATTCCCAATGATAATCACCATCTGTTCCAACTACTATAGGAAGGACATCTGTTACTTTAATTGATTTTAATTTAGATATCTTAATAGCTTCATTAGCAGTAAACAATGAATAATCTCTTATATGTATAGAATCACCTATTTTAGGCTCATTTATAATATTTTTAACTATCAGTGCTCTAGGATTAGCTAATGCTTTTCTATCCATATTACTATATATATCAAAGCCAAATTGATTTGTTAGAAAGTCATTCATGATTATTTAATTTAGTTAATATTTGAGGTCATAGTTGGATTCGAACCAACGTTCCTTTCGGTTTTAATGGTGTTGCAGACCATCTCATTACCACTCTGACATATGACCTTATTATTTGATTAAAAGCCTCCGTCTCTATTTCCTGAAGAAAGAACTATTCAGGTAAAGTAATACATATAATAGAATAAGCTTTAGTATTATCTTTAGTAAATCCTGTTAAACAGTAATCACTACTAATATCACTAAACTTTTGAGCTTCTCTACTTCCACCTATGTTATTAAAACCACCTAAGTGATCATTAATAACAGGTATAGTTTCAGCAGCTGTATTTTTAGTATAATCTCTTCTACTTCCTGTAGATAGATCTATAATTGTAATATAATATCTTTTCATTATCTAGTTCCCCAAGCTTTAGTTAATTCATGTAAGTTATCTACATATACTAAACCACTCCAATCTTTCCACTTATCTTGGATCTCCTCTAGAGTATATATTTCATTTAAATATACATCACCACTAATACTAGAAGCAACGTATTTGTTTGTGTCTATTATTGGTAAGTAGACACAATTTCCTATTAATATCTTTTTCATTGTCGTATTTGTTAAAAGGTTGATATTCAGTTAGTTGTGAAGGATATTGTAGTTATTATACTAGTTCAACCATATGTACATGATAACAAGCTAATAACAGATGTTTATTTCTATTAGTTAAATCTATACTATTAACTATATGCTCTCTTATAAACTGTAACTGCTTTATATTCTTATTATCAGCATTATTCTTGTAATAGTTGTTTATAAGTAGAATACAATTCATCTTGTTCTTCTACTTGCTGTGTTGTTTGAGTTAAGCTCATGATTATATATCTTGATTAATAATAATACATTTAGCAATTAGATCATTATTGAATACTTCATTATCAAGTCTTTCTATAACAATCATATGAGTTATAATACAATCACCATACACTTCATATGCTTTATTTACTAGTCTTGAATCCATATTTGTATCAATCCAATTAGTAATAGTATATATATCATTTACTTGATAAGGTATTATAATACCCATTTCATATTCTTCACAATCTACTATATTAGAATGTATTGGACATATTAGTTTTGGTGTTCTCATTTGAGTTAGATTAGTTTATAGCTATTAGTTAGTTATCTCTAATTGGTAAAGTTAGACTCATCTAACTTGTTATGGATTGTTCTTCTTGATAATACCCACACACTCACTCACACCTAAACGTCCTCTAAACATGTTTTAACGTCGATTATATAGATATAACAACTATTAAAAGAGTAGATAAGTGCAGAATATACAACGAATGTATTAGATAAACATTGTAAGAAAGTGTTTGGTGTTATATGTTCTGGAGTAATTAGATGATCAACAGTATATAACAACAGAGCTAGTAGTATATATATAGACAGAGATAATAATAAACAATTAAATAACTCTGTTTTGTTTCTTTTTATAAGGGAAATCAGTTTCATAGGTAGAAGTTTAGTTGTTATTAGTTAATTGATAGTTAATTATATTTCAGATGTTTATACTTTATCACAGGATGAGTATGAAACATATTATAGTTTAAAGAAAATAACTACTATAGATGATGTATTATTGGCTTATTGATCATAGATCTTATAACTTAATCCAAATAACATGTCTATAGTAGTTAAATAATACTAGTACTCACTCTGCTACTCCTGTTCATAAAAACACAGATGCGTTGATCTTATACTAGTATTAATATTGCTCACTTATCTTATATGTAGGTTAACGGAACGTTTCTTCAGCTCCAGTCACAATCATACATGCTATTACATACATAGGATAATCTTATTGCAATAGTTGACTATATTAATAAAGAACATAATATAGGTAATCAATTTGCTATGACATAATCATAGTTTAAGTAACAAGCATGTCTATTATAACATGCTTGTGTACCCATAATTACTCCCGTAGGAGTGGTGTTGATTAAGCACCAATTAAATCACCATCTTGTACTTGAGCATTCACCAACCACAATGTACCTTCTAAAGATACACCTTGTTTGGTTTCAACACCTGGACCAGCTACAGTAATGAATTTCTGTACATCATCTTTGTTGAATTTGTCAGCCATAAAGACTACTCCAACAGGTGTAGAACAGAATTGTCTGCCTTTACCTTTTTTGAATTGAAGTCCATCCAATCCTGCTACTTTCATAAATCTGTCCAAAGGAATTAATCCTTGATTGCTTAATTCAGCCATAATAATATAGTTTAAAGTGGGGCACCATTGCCGCTAATAGTAAGACGGGGAGCATTGAGTAGTACCCACATACACACTAAAACACACTATAAAAATTATGGGTAAAAAATTTTATATTTGTACATGAAGAAACATGATAGAGTAATATGGAATAATAAGAAATGTATTATATGGAATGTATTAGAGGATGGATTTATAATAAAGATTATGTCAAATGATCCAATAGAATCTATGGATTTTATAGATATTAAAGTTAAAGTTGATGAGATAGAACTTTATTATAAATAATTAGTATATTTGATTTATTAAGGTAGTCCTTTATAAGTTAGCGTCGACAACCAATAATAATAATATATGGCTTGGGAGATAGATAATGATACAGGAGAAATATTAAATACTTATATTTATAATGGTATAAAAGTAACTACTGTATATAATCCTAAATTTGATATAATATCTCTTGGAGATGCTAAAGAAATAAATAGATTATTAGAATTGTATAATATTAGACAATATTTAAAAGAAGATATATGAGTGCAACATTAGATGAGACAGCAAAATTACAGGATTATTCAAGTAGAGCAATACCTACTCAAGAACAGAAACAAAAATATGTAGATCAAATAGCTCAATCAGCTAAAGAATATATACAATCAGCTCATAATAACTCAGGTATAATGATGGGGAAAAATAGTTTAACTATACAAGGTACAACAGCATGGACTACAATAGCAGCACCAAGTACAGGCACAACATATACAGATCCAACATCTATTAAATTAGCAGTAGCTGAAGGAGAGATTAAAAGCCTTAAAGATGAAGTAAATAAACTTAAAGAAATGTCTAATCAATTATTTGATATGATTAGTAAAATAACCACAGATAAACAAGATGAGTTGGAACGAATCAGAGAAATTATTAAAGCTTAATGGTCCAGGTACAGGACCCTTACAATCTTTTAGATTAGTATTTTTAGATTTTAATAATGAAGATATATTAATTACTCCTGAAGAAAGATTTAAGAAAGATCTAGAAGAAATACGTATCTTTATATATGGAGAGTAAAGATATAGAGCAATATTTAAAAGATATATTTACAAGTAATGGTCATTCAGTAAAATCTATTGCTGTACATACAGGTAGTGGAGGAAAAGCTATGATTGATAAGGCTGTTCAAGATGCATTTAAGTTAATGACTATTACTTTAGAAACTACTATTAAAGAAAAAGAACTCGAAGATGCTAGAAAAATTATATATGAAGACTAACTGGGAAGGAATAGAAGATTAATGACAATAGAAGATCAAGATGAAATAACTAGATTAGGTTATTATCCAGTTAAAGAAGATAGTAAAACATATACTAATGGTAAAGATTGGATAATGTTAAATGAGTTATTATATCTAATAAAATTAGATAGAGAGAATAAAAGAAAAATGTTTTGGGGATATTAATAATAATCACTATATTTACTATATGAAAGTACAACAAATCTTTATACAACAACAATGGCATCCGTTTTATTACGGGGGTTATATTTGTGTGTAAAGGTTTAATATAAAATATTACCCTTTCTCCCGAAGGTAAACCCCTGGTCTTAATTGATTAGGGGTTTTTTGTTTAAGGAGAATTTATCTTGTGGTATAGGAGTCTGGTTTATCTAACCTCAATTGGACTGAGGAGTACGGGGGTTCAAATCCCTCCCACAAGACTGATTATGGGTTCACACTAAACATTCGAACGAGAATGGAAGTGTAATTGGAACTGTAACTCAGTGGTAGAGTGATTCCCTGAAGAGGAGTTGGTCATAGGTTCGAATCCTATTGGTTCCACATATATTCAGATAGCTCAGTTGGTGAGAGCAACAAGCTTATACCTTGTAGGTCACTGGTTCAAATCCAGTTCTGAATACTATATTGCTCTATAGTATATTGATAGTACAAGAAGTTTTGGTCTTCTTAGAAATGGTTTGATTCCATTTAGAGCAACTGTGTCTATAGTGTTAGTGATAGCACGACAAATTGTGGTTTTGTTAGGGTCAGTTTGAATCTGACTAGACACCTTTGTCAGGGAAGCTTAATTGGTCAAGCATTGGATTCCAACCCCAAAGAAAGTAGGTTCGACTCCTACCTCTGGCGCATAGTAAAGCTAGTATATTAATTTATACTAGCTTTTATTGTTTATAACTTAATATAAATTATAATAACTATTACTAGTTTATATCTATAATTAGAATAAATTTGTAATGTTTAAACTTAATAAGTATATTATAATATGAAACCACAAAATAATACGGAAGAAAGAGTACCAACTCAAGCAGAACAAGTTAATGCATTAAAACAATTGATGCCTTTAAAAAGACTTCAAGTTGAGTTACAGAATCTTAATACAACATTTGCAGAATTAAAAGTAAGAGAACATGAAGCTGTAAATAAATTACAACAATTTGAACAAGCTCAAATGGAAGCTCAAAGAGCTCAAGAGCAATTTCAAATGGAGAATATAGTTAAACATACTATTACACAAGAAGATATTGATCTTAATCCTGAGATTAAAGAAGCTGGTATTAAAGTAGGACAAGAAATTGGTATTCCTAAAGAAGTGTATACTAATTTAAACTTAGCTAATAAAGTATCCCTTGAAGATGATGCTGTTAAAGATGAAATAGATCCACCTTCTGAAAAAGATTCAGAGTTAGATGAAGCTAGAGAAGATGTTAAATCTAATCTATCAGTAGTAAAAGATTAAACATAGAGGGTTTAAATACCCTCTTATTGTGGGGTGGAGCAGTTGGTAGCTCGTTGGGCTCATAACCCAAAGGTCGTCAGTTCGAGTCTGACTCCCGCAACTAAACTAACAATATGAAAACAGTAACAATTGAAGATGTAAATAATGCTATTCTAAAGGAAGAATATGTTACATTAGGAGTTAAAACAGCGGCATGTATATTAACACTTAAAAACGGATTTGAAGTTATAGGAACATCAGCTGCTGTAGATCCAGCTAACTATAATTTAGAAGTAGGTAAGCCATATGCTAAACAAAGAGCTTTAGATAAAGTATGGGAACTAGAAGGTTATCTATTACAAAGTAAATAATCAATAAGGCAAATTGGGTGAGTGGTTAACTGACAGTCTGCAAAACTGTTTACACTAGTTCGAATCTAGTATTTGCCTCATATATAAATAAACCAACACTTATGAATAATACAGATATTGAAGCATTAATAACAGATCCAGTTAAAGTAACACAAATTAATTTTACTCTATCAGAAGATAATAAGCTTGTTAATGGTATGTATAGAATTCCACAATGTGATTTAGTTCCTTCTAAATTATGGGGACACACTGTAAGTACTCCTCTTTTTACATACTCAGGTAGTGATATCAAAGTTATAAAATAATGGCACGAGTAAATCAAATATTAAAGAAAGTACAGATGTCTAAATGGGATATAGTTAAATATCAAATTCTTACATACTGTTACTTAAAGAAAATTACTGTTAGTGATTCTGATTTAGAATGTTTAACTCTACTATCTATCAATGGAGAACAAGAGCTTACTACCTTTTGTACAGAAGTACATAATAGAAATATATTTCAATCATCACAAACAGTAAGGAATGCTTTAAGTAAAGCTGAGAAGAAAGAACTTATAATTAAAGAAGGTAGAAGTAAGAAAAAGATTTCTATTCATCCTGAACTACAGATACAAGTATTAGGTAATATATTATTAGATTATAAATTTTTAGCAGTTGAATCCTAGGAAATCAAAAGATCTTATTGAAGAAGTTGCTGATGATTTATCAGTATCACAAAATCTAGTAGAAGCTGTAACTAAACTTTACTGGAAAGAAGTATGGCAGAATCTTACATCTTTATCTTCTCCTAAAGTACATATAGAAAACTTAGGAGATTTTAATATAAAGCATTGGTTACTAGAAAAAGAAATACTTAAATGCACCAATCTTAAACTTAAAAATAAAGATCTAATTAAATCTAAATATGTATCAGGTATTACTATTGAGGAGCGTATGAGTATGATTAGTAATATTAAGTTACAAGTTGAAGAGGAGAAACAACGTAAAGATTTTATATATGAACATAAAAAAATTATTAAAGAATTTGATTCAGATATTCAAGAATAGAAAAGCTATACTACAAGGATTATACTTTAAGTTTATTAAGTTTGATTCGTATGTAGAAGACGTAGCTTTAGCTAGATTATCTATTTGTGAGATGTGTCCTAAAATAGATTATGTAGGAGATAAATGTATGGTAACTGGATCTCAACCTTGTTGTGCTGAATGTGGTTGTTCTTTAGCATTTAAATTGAGAGCAATGTCTACAGAATGTCCATTAGGGAAGTGGAAGGCTGTTATGAGTGAAGAACAAGAAGATAAATTAAGTCAATAATATGAAATTACAATTCCACGAAGAAAAGCATGAGTACATATCTCCTGAAGAAGATATAGATTGGATTTCTGCAACTACATTAATAGGTGCTTTTAAACAACCATTTAGTCCAGATCAAGCTGCTAAATCTTCTAAGAATAAGAAAAGTAAATGGTATGGTTTATCTGAACCTGATATTTTATCTCTATGGAGTAAAGAAGCTAAAAGAGCTACAGATCTTGGTACATGGTATCATAATCAACAAGAAAAATTACTATGTGAAGTATCTACTATAGAGAGGGAAGGTACAGAATTACCAATATTTATTCCAACATATAGTGAGGGTATTAAATATGCACCTGATCAAAAACTTACTACAGGGATATATCCTGAACATTTTATGTATCTACAATCAGCTGGAGTATGTGGTCAATCAGATAGAATAGAAGTTGTTTATGATGTAGTACATATTAGAGATTATAAGACTAATAAAGAAATCAAACATAGGGGTTATATAAATTGGGAGGGAATAGCTCAGAAGATGCAAGCTCCTTTACAACATCTTGAAGATTGTCATATGACTCATTATGCTTTACAACTAAGTTTGTATATGTATATGATTTTAAAGCATAATCCAAAATTAAAACCAGGAACATTAGCTATTGAACATATCAAATTTAAAGAGGCAGGAAGAGATAAATATGATTACCCTATAACTTATCTAGATGAACAAGGAAACCCTGTTGTAGAGTCTGTAACAGTGCATGAATTACCATATATGAAGTCTGAGATTATAACACTATTAGCATATCTTAAAGATAATAGAGCTAAGATCAAAAAGAAATGATTAAATTATAGTATAGACATTTAAATTTTAAAAGTATGGGATCAATGCTAATCAGTGCAGATTTTGAATTAGGTCAAACAATATATGTGAAAACTGATATGGAACAAAGACCATATATAGTAACAGCAATAACTGTTAGACCAGGACATTTAACATATCAAGTAACTAATAATGATGTACAATGCCACTTCTATGATTTTGAAATGACAGTGGAAAAGAATATAAGAGCATTATGACAGATAATAAAGAACAATTGATTCATAGATTATATGAATCAGGATATATAACCTTTGAAGAAGTACTAATCTTACAAAGAGATAGTATTGCTTTACCTAATACAAATTTACAATATAATCTAAATAGTATTTATACAGAACCAAATGATTAAACTATTCGATGTTCAAAATAAAGTATTAGTACCTACTGAACATTGTTATGCTTTATACTTTTTAAGAAGGATAATGGATAACTATCCAGATAATCATATAACTGTATACAAATATTTATTCTATATGACTTGTCCTGATCCTGATCTTAATCCATTCTTTCATACTGTAGAAGAAGAAAGAGAAGATATAATTTTAGATGAAATAGAAGCAGACTTTTCTACAGAGGATGATGATGTAATACATGCACTGGATATGTGTAGAAAATTATATGAGACTGAAACATCAAGAGCATATAATGGTATTAAAAAAGCTTTGGATAATATTGCAAAATATATGGCTAATACCTCTATAACAGATGGTAGAGATGGTAATATAACTCAGCTAACAAATGTTGCAAAAAGTTTTGATAGCATTAGGCAATCTTATAAAGGAGTCTTTAAAGATTTACAAGAAGAACAAGAATCTAAAGTTAGAGGTTCACAACGTTTAGCATATGACAGTTAATACCCCTTTATGGGAAAATATACCATCATATAATTATAGTACTGGAGTTTGGAGTACACAAACATTCTCATCTAGAGATGTTTTTAAATTTAAGATTTTATCTTTATTTAAAGTTCCAGGAGAATATAATTTTGATGAAAGTTCAGAGATATTTAATCAACAAGGAAACCTATTCAATAAGAATGGGTTTTATTGTTCTGCACCATGGATGACCAAAGACTTTATTAAGTATTGGGATGATCAGAAAATAAAGTGTAGAAAAGGAATATTTGTTACTAATGGAGATACTGAATACTACATCTCCAGAGATTATTATATGTGGATAAATTTTCTTCCTATATATGATAAAGTAGATAAGAAATATAAGTTTCCTAATCTATGGGATTCTCAATATCATATGGCATTATACGAACTCTTAGCTGAGTTACATTATAAACATGCTGCCATTGTAAAGAAAAGACAGTTTGGTTCATCATATTTTCATATGGCTAAACAACTTAATCTTTATTGGTTTGAAGAAGGTGCTGTATTAAAAATTGGTGCATCCATGAAAGATTATATCAACGAGAAAGGCTCATGGAGATTTCTTAATGAATATAGAAACTTTCTTAATGAACATACAGCTTGGTATCGTCCTAATGAACCAGATAAAGTATTAACTTGGCAACAACAGATTAAAGTTCGTGTTGGAGGTAGAGATACATTTAAAGGACTTAAATCAAGTTATTCAGGTATGTCCTTTGAAAAAGATCCAACAAATGGTGTTGGGGGACCAGTATCTATATTCTTCCATGAAGAAGCAGGTATTGCTCCTAAGATGGATGTTACATTTGAGTATATTAGACCAGCATTAAAATCAGGTAATATTACTACAGGATTATTTATAGCTGCTGGATCAGTAGGTGAATTAGATCAATGTGAACCATTAAAAAACATGATCTTACAACCTAATAATAATGACATTTATGGTATAGATACAAATCTTTTAGATGATTCAGGTACTTTAGGTATATCAGCTTTATTTATTCCAGAGCAGTGGAGTATGCCACCTTTTATAGATAGATATGGTAATTCAGTTGTATTCACTCCTACAGAAAGTCAAGCAAAAGATATATTGACTAAGTGGGTTGAGTTAGGTTTAGATATGGCTCAATATGATCCTAAAATGGGATCATTGGAATTTATTCAACGTCAAAGAATTCAAGAAAAGAAAGACCTTACTCCAGAGCAGTTTCAATTACGTAAATCTCAAGCACCTACTAATATAGCTGAAGCATTTGCTACACGTAAAGTATCTATATTTCCACCGCACTTAATAGCTCAACAAAAGCAGAGAATAGCTGATGGAGAATATCCTGTAGAATACTTAGATCTAGAAAGAACTAGTGAAGGTAAATTAAAAGCTATTAAATCTAATAAAGGTCCTATTAAAGAATTCCCTGTAAGTAAAAAAACAGAAGATAAAGAAGGTGTAATATGTGTATACGAAAGACCTATAGAGAATTCATCTTGGGGAACTTATTATGCATCTATTGACCCTGTTGGTGAAGGTAAAACAACTACAAGTGATTCATTATGTAGTATAATTGTATATAAAAATCCTATAGAAGTAGTTAAGAATGATGGTAATGGTAATCTTACTAACTATGTAGAAAGAGATAAAATTGTAGCTGTATGGTGTGGAAGGTTTGATGACTTAAAGAAAACACATCAAAGATTAGAAGCTATTATAGAGTGGTATAATGCATGGACAATTGTAGAGGTTAACGTATCACTATTTATTGAATACATGATAGCTCAAAGAAAACAGAAATATCTTGTACCAAAAGATCAAATGATCTTTATGAAAGATCTTACTAACTCTAATACATATCAAGCATATGGTTGGAAGAATACAGGAACATTTTTTAAAGTCCATCTTATATCTTATGCCATACAGTTTTTCCAGGAGGAACTTGATGTAGAAACAACTATTGATGGTACTATAAGTAAACTAAGTTATGGAGTAGAAAGAATACCTGATCCCATGTTACTTGAAGAATGTTCACAATATCAACCAGGACTCAACGTGGATAGACTTGTATCATTTGCTGCATTAGTAGCTTTTGCTATAGTACAACAATCTAATAGAGGTATACAAAAAAGAATTGAAGTTAAAAATGATGATTTGTATAATTCATCAAAAATGAGTAAATTAAATATGAGTCCTTTTCGTCATTTAGGTGGTTCAAATTCTAATCCTAATAGTCATAAATCTTCACGAAGTGCTTTTAAAAATCTAAGATAATATGCAAATATTAAATGCCATGCAGTTAAAAGCTGGTGCAAAAGTAACTAAAAATACATTCTCTAACTTAACTCAACCTATTCAATTTCTCTCTGAAAAAGATAAGGATGATGATTGGAGAGCTAGTAATATGGATTTTATTGAACTCCAAGGTGTTAGACAATTAAAACATAATGCTAGAAGATTAATTAAAAATTATAAATTAGCTAAAGGCATAATAGAGAAATCAGATTATATAGTTGAGGATGATAATGCTATGGCAGATATGATCGAAATCTTAACTAAAGAAGATGATTCAGCATTAGAACTCAAATTTTATCCTATTATACCTAATGTAGTAAATGTTCTTACTACAGAATTTTCTAAGAGAGCATCTAAAATAATGTTTAGAGCAGTTGATGATACCTCATATAATGAGATGTTAGAAGCTAAAAAAGAGATGATAACTCAGAGATTGTTGCAAGATGCTATGATGAAGCAACAAGCTAAGTTAATTGAAATGGGTTTAGAACCTGATTCAGAAGAAGCTCAACAAATGACTTCTCAACAAACTCTTATGAGTTTACCTGAGATTGAAGATCACTTCAAAAAAACATATAGAAACGTTCCTGAAGAATGGGCAGCACATCAAATGGCTGTTGATAAAGAACGTTTTAAGATGGATGAATTAGAAGAAACTGGATTCAGAGATATGTTAATTACTGATAGAGAATTCTGGCATTTTAAAATGATGGAAGATGACTATGAAGTAGAAATATGGAATCCTGTATTAACTTTTTTTAATAAATCTCCTGAAAGTAAATACATATCAGCAGGTAATAGTGTTGGTATGATTGAAATGTTATCTATATCAGACGTTATAGATAAATATGGATATAGAATGAATCAAGCCCAACTTGAATCTTTAGAAAGTATTTATCCAACTTCTGGTGCTCCTTATGCAACAATGGGTGTGCAAAATGATGGATCATTTTATGATGCTAGTAAATCACATGAATGGAATACTAATATTCCTGATTCACTAGGGATGAAACAATATAACTCTGTATTTGGTGAAGGTGCAGTAAATGGTGATATTGTTGATTGGATAATGAATGATGATTCAGAAAATGATCACTTTAAGAAAGGATTACTACGTGTATCAACTATATACTGGAAAACTCAAAGGAAGTACGGACATCTTACTAAAATACTTGAATCTGGTGAAATGATCCAAGATATTATTGATGAAAATTATCTAGTAACTGATAAACCAATTTATAATACTAATGTATACAAAACAAAAACAAAAGATAATTTAATTTTTGGTGAACATATAGATTGGATATGGTTAAATGAAACGTGGGGTGGTGTAAAAATTGGAGCTAATAGACCAACAAATTGGAATGGATCTAATAATTCAAATGCTTTTGATCCTATATATTTAGGTATAAGAAATAGTAAACCATCAAGAGTACCTTTCCAGTTTAAAGGAGATAATAGTTTATATGGATGTAAGCTTCCTGTAGAAGGTTGTGTCTTCAGTGATAGAAATACAAAATCTGTTGCTATGGTAGATAGCATGAAACCATTTCAAATAGGTTATAATATAGTTAATAATCAAATAGCAGATATATTAGTAGATGAATTAGGTACTGTAATTGTATTTGATCAGAATGGTTTACCTAGACATTCTATGGGAGAAGATTGGGGTAAAGGTAATTTAGCTAAAGCTTACGTTGCTATGAAAGATTTTCAAATGCTTCCTTTAGATACTACTATTACTAATACAGAGAATGCATTAAACTTTCAACATTACCAAGCTTTAGACCTTTCACAGACTAATAGATTACTTTCTAGGATACAGTTAGCAACATACTTTAAGGCTCAAGCATTTGAGGTCATTGGGATCAATCCTCAGAGACTTGGACAACAATTGGGTAATACTACTGCTACTGGTGTAGAACAAGCTGTAACAGCTTCTTATGCACAAACAGAGGTATATTTTACTCAGCATTCTGATTACTTAATGCCAAGAGTACATCAAATGAGAACTGACCTTGCTCAATACTATGTTTCTACCAAACCTTCTGTAAGATTACAATATATTACATCTGCTGATGAAAAGGTTAATTTCCAGATAAATGGTACAAAATTATTAATGAGAGATTTTAATATATATGCTGTAACTAATAATAACTCAAGAGCTATTATGGAACAACTTAGAAGTTTAGCTCTTAATAATAATACTACTGGTGCATCTATATTTGATTTAGGTAATGTAATTAAAGCTGATTCTATAGCTGAATTAACTACTGTATTGAAATCTGCTGAAGAAAAAGCTCAAGCTGCTATTCAACAACAACAACAAGCTGAACAAGATAATGTTAATGCTCAGATTGAATCTCAAGAGAAACAAAAAATGATGGCTTTACAATTTGAAGCTGATCAAAAAGAGAAAGATCGTCAAAAAGATATACTTGTTGCAGAAATTAGAGCAACTACTAGTATTGGTAGTAATAAATCTGATATGAATTCTAATAGTCAAAATGATCAAATTGATGCTGCTAAATTAATACAGCAACAAGATAACTATAGAGAACAAATGAATTTTGATCGTGAGAAAGAAGTTAATAAACAACTTACTGAACGTGAAAAGTTAAATATACAAAAAGAAGAATTACAAGCTAGAAAAGATATTGCTAATAAACAACTTCAAGTAGCTAAGGAAAACAAAAACAAATATGATCGTAAATAATTAATTATATGACAAATTTAAAATATTATCCTACTATAGATAACATTAAAAAGCTTTGGTCTGCTTTAGGTAGTTTACAAAAATCTAATAGTAATATACAAACAGGTCTTGATACTAAACTAACTGCAAATAAAGGTGCAGCTCAACCTAACTCTACAGCTGTTGATGTTGCTGGGTTAGTAAATGACTTTAATTCTTTATTAGCAAAATTGAGAGCTGCTGGAATTATAAATCCATAAGTATAGCTATATCATCCTACAACCGATATAGTAATATTATTGTAGTTTAAAGTTTATAAGTTTAAAATCTTATATTATTAATGTAGAGATTATTTAAACCAACAATAATATGTCCACAGAAAATACAATTATAACTCAAGAAGTAGATCTAGATATAGATTCTTGGTTAGCTGCTCCAGGAGGTGATCAAATTACATTACCAAAAGATACTAAAGTAAAACCATCTAATATATTTGCTCCTAGAGAAAAACTTAATTTAGACTTTATTGATGATGTTGATAAGGTTGATGAAATTATAGTTCAAAAAGAGGAACTAAATGAAGATGGTTCTGTTAAAACAGAAAAAATCACTCAGAAGTCGGATGACTTTTTAAATGAACTAACAAATGAACCTACTGATGATTTAGAAACTGAACAACAAGTAGATAAATCTAAAGGTGGTAGACCTAAAACAGAAAAATCTGGACTAGTAGAGTTTTTAAAGAAACGTATTACAGAGAAAGAAATGGAAACATTTGATGACTTTGATGATGAGACTGGAGATTTAGATGAGTATTTAGGTGCAATGTCTGAAAATGATATTGAAGAGCTATGGAAAGCTAATATGGATACTATTAAAACTAAGGTTGCAGTAGAAACTCCACAACAGTTTTATGATTCCCTACCAAAGGAATTACAATATGCTGCAAAGTATGTAATGGATGGTGGAGATGATCTTAAAGGTTTATTTAAAGCATTGGCTCATGTAGAAGAAACTAGATCATTAGATCCAGAAGCTGAAGATGATCAAGAACATATAGTTAGGAACTATCTATTAGCTACTAATTTTGGAGATGAATCTGAAATTGATGAAGAAATAGATGAGTGGAAGAATCTAGGTAGTTTAGAAAAGAAAGCTAAACAATTTAAACCTAAGTTAGATGCTATGCAAGAACAACAAGTTGCTAACAGAATTGCAACTCAAGAACTTAATAAGAAAAAACAAGAGGAAGCTGCTACTACATATGTAAACAATACTTTTGAAGCTCTAAAAACTGGTGAATTAAATGGTATTAAACTAGATAAAAAAGTACAATCTCAATTATATACTGGTTTAGTTAAACCTCAATATACTTCAGTTAATGGTAATCCTACTAATTTACTAGGACATTTACTTGAAAAGTATCAATTTGTTGAACCTAATCAAGCCCTTATAGCTGAAGCATTATGGTTACTTTCTAATCCAACTGAATATAGAGAGAATCTTGCAAAAGTTAGTAAGAATTCAGTTATAGAAGATGTAGCAAGAAAGTTAAAAACTGAAGAATCACGTAAAAAAGTTACAGGTTCTGGAGTTTTAGAAGATAAATCTAGAAGTTTAAAACCTACAAGACAAACAAATATTTTTAAAAGATAAACAATTAATTAATTAACTTAAAACAAAACAATAATTCAATTATGGCAACACCAACTTTGAATAACGGGATTTTCCTACGTGATACTCAATATGAAGTGAGCTCACATGTGGATTCCTATCACATGACTCAGATGCTAAAAAGCTCTGATCCTATGGATTTAGGTCCAGTGGATTTATGGGCAATGGCTCAGAAAGTAGAAATGCCACTATATCAAATGAGTTCATTTGGTGGAAAGAACGTTATCGAAGTAGATAATGCTCGTGGTGAATACAAATGGTCTGTACCAGTAGTTCAGGATCTTCCTTATATTCTGGAAGATGTAGAACCAGGAAATACTACAAAAGGTATTGATGGTAAACCATTTCAGATTAAATTAAATAAAAGGTTTGGACATGGTGATATTATCAGTTATGATAAATACAATGGTGCAGAGCTTTATATTACAGCTGAAGATACTATCCCAACTGGTGATGGATGGATTCATACTGTAACCCTAGTTAACAATGACAGTCTTAAGTTCTTGGATAACAAGTATCTTAAAACTGGAACTCAATTCTTCCGTAAAGGTTCTGCTAGGGGTGAATATGGAGAACGTTTCTCTGATATCCAAGTAGGTTCAGGATTCCGTGAATTCTATAACTATGTTGGTGGATCAGAAGCACACGTTCATTATTCTATTTCTTCCAGAGCAGATCTAATGATCAAAGGTGGTATGACTGCTTCAGGTACTATTCCTGTAACAGAAGTATGGCGTAACTTTGATAAAGGTATTGATCCTTCAATTACTTCTATTGAAGATATGGCTAATAAAATGGGTAAAGACTATGTTAAAAATGCTTATGCAAAAGGAACATTGTCACGTACCTTCTTAACCAACCTTGAATCAGCTCACTTAAGTAAAATATCTAATGATATTGAATCTTATTTAATGTGGGGACATGGTGGTAGGATTAAACAAGATGGTCCAGATGATATGAGATTATCTGTGGGTCTTTGGAAACAATTAGATAATGCTTATAAACGTATCTATAACAAAGGTTCATTTACTTTAGATTTGTTCAAATCTGAATTATTTAATTTCTACAATGGTAAAGTTGAGTTTAAAGGACCAGATCCAAAACGTAAACTAGTTGTTCAAACTGGTATGGGTGGTATGAAATTGATCAATGAAGCTATTAAACGTGAAGCAGTTAACTCTGGTTTAGTAATTAATGCTAGTGATATTGGTGCTATCTCAGGTCAAGGTATGGATCTAAACTTTGGTTACTCATACACTTCTTATATTATTCCATTCTTGGCTAACGTACAATTTGTATTGAATCCAGCATTTGATAATATTCATACAAGTGATATTGAGAATCCAATTATAGATGGTTTCCCACTAAGTTCATATAACTTTATTATCTTTGATATCACTGATAATACTAATGACAACATCTTCTTGTTGAAACTTAAATGGGATAATCAATTGAAATGGTGGTATCAAAATGGTACGATGGATTATATGGGTCGTACTCAAGGGTTCCAATCATCAGGTCAATTCAATGGTTACCGTGTAATGATGAGTCAAACAATGCCAGCAGTATGGGTTAAAGATCCTACTAAAGTATTGAAAATTGTAATGAGAAACCCAATTACTGGTGGATCATTCTAAATAATAATAAATCCCCTGATTACGTATCTTGAAGAGCTCGTAACTCTTCAGGGGATCAATAAGACTAAAGTCTTATATATTAAACCAAAAACCAACAATATGAGTGAATTTACATTAGTTGAGAAACATCAACATAATAAACGTTCTACAATAGCTATCAGACCATATTTTGATCCAAGTGTAGATAATATGGGACTTCAGAAATATGGTTTATCATTATTTGATGGAGCAATACATGAAGAACAATTAGCATGTTTAGAACAGAATGGTATTAAAAGATACTTAACAGGACTTAACGAACATGCAATTGAAGTTAAGAAACTCCCAGAAGATGAAAGAGAAGCAAAAGGTAAGCAGATTAGATCTGTATTATCTTCTATAGAAGGTGAATTAGCAGGGAATGTAATTGATGTTAATGATAAAGATTTTTATAGTAAATTAAAAATAGTAAGAGCAGACAATCATGAGTTTTGGGATAAAATTAAGATTAGATGTGGTAATCAACCCATCTTCTTAGAGCCTGATAAAGATCCATTTGATCTTATTAAATTATATGCAATTGAAGCTGGAGGATTCTCTATAGTAGCTAAATCATTAGAAGAAGCTAGAAGTATGGCAACTCCTCCTAAGTTCTATTTAGATAAACTAGAAAAAACAGCTAATACAAATACTGAAGTTAAAAAACTTAGAAATAAAGCAGCAGCAGAGTTACAAAAACTATTTGATAAAAATCAGAATAAGTTATTTTATGTTGCTAAGATTCTAGATCCAGATAGTGCTCAATATAAGAAATCTACTCCTAATGATATTATATATGATAATATGGATAGATATATTGCTGGAGAACTTATTGATAAAGATAAACGTAAAACAGCTACTAAGTTTTTAGAAACATCAGAGTTAGATATGGAAACATTGAAACTTAAAGCTTTAGCTAAAGATGCTTCATACTTTAAACAGATAGCTACTAAGTCAGATGGTTTTATATATCATATGCAGAGTTCAGCTTTAATGGGAAGAACATTAGCTGATGTAGTAGAATACTTAAAGAATCCTCTTAATGAAGAAATCTTAAAAGACATTACTGCTAAAACAGAAAAATATTGGAATGCATAACATAAATTATGACTAATAATAAAGTTCAGATAAAGGTTAAACAACGTTGTAATAAAATAGACAGTAATGACTATGATAACTTAGAAAGTTGGGTAATTCAGGAAGCTATGAATAAGGCTCAGACAGAGTTCTGTAGGAGACAATTACATGGTGGAAATCAATATCGTGAAGGAGCTGAACAAAGTATTAGGAGAATTGATGACTTACAACAATTATTAACACCATATAAACTTACTGGAGAATCTACTAGTATATATTTTGAATCTACCAATCTACCCAAAGATTACTTTGAATTTAATAAAGTAATTATACAAGGTACTAAAGATAAATGTACTGTAGATGGATTTAAAGTATTTTTAACAGAGGAAGCTAATACAGAATTATTATTATCTGATGAAAATTATAAACCAAGTTTTGATTGGAGAGAAACTTTTTGTACCTTAATTAATAACAAGGTTAGAATATATACTAATGGAGAATTTATTTTAAAGGAACCAAAACTTATATATTATAGACAACCTAAAGAAATTAAATTTTTAGGAACTATAAATCTTGATACTGGTGAGAATAATACTATTGAACAGGAGTGTGAATTCAAAACAGATATAGTAGAATTAATAGTAGACGAGGCAGCAGCAATTATAACTGGTGACTTAGAAAGTATACAAACACAAAGATTATCAGCACAAGCTGAAAGAAACAATTAAAATTTTTTTATTTATAACCCTAAATTTTTATAACCTATGTATTTTAATCATGCATTTAAAAAAGTATACGTATCAGCAGTAAATGCAGGTGCTATATCTTTAAGAACTACAGGATCAACTCAAGATCTAACTGCTGGACAGTTGGGATTGTTTGATGCTAAGACCTATGCTGCTATTGCAGCTGCTGGTGCAGTTAATCAACCTTTTATCTTAGCTCAAGGTAGTTACCGTACTCAAGATAAAATTGGTAAGTTTCATGGTGGATATAAAGAATCTATCAAATCAAAAACAATTAACCCTAAGTATGTTAGTCGTTTCTTTAAAGTAAATGCTGTTACACCATTAAGTCAAATTATTGATGTATCTGGTTTAGATATTACTTGTGGAAATACTTATCAACTGAGGTTAGATATTAAAGGATCTCCTGCTTTAAGAACTCTAAAACGTAATGCTTATCATACACTAGATGCATTTGCAGGTTGCTGTGCTGATGGTTGTGATGCACCATGTAATGGTGATCCAGTAGATGAGAATGTAATTTTGTTACAATGGGCTGCTCAAATTAATGAAGACCCAATTATATCTCTTTTTGTTAGAGCATATGTATTGAATAACTCATTGGCTACTACAGGTACTACTTCTGTAGCTGCTGCTCCTGCTAACGTAAGGATTACAGCATTAGCTTCTACAGCTGGTGTAGCTGTTGGTGATTATGTGACTGGTCCTGGTGTTGGAGCTGGTGCTAAAGTAGTAACTGTTGATTCAGGTACTCAAGTAACTGTTGATAAACCAAGCACTGCTGCTGGTACAGGAGTTGCAATTCAATTCTCTAAACCTCTCGTAGCTGGTACTTATGTTCCAGTAACTGGAGCTGGTGCTGCTGCTGTAGTTGGTCATCTAAGGATTGAAGCTGCTTATGAGGATACTAAATTTGGTGATTGTACTTTCTCAGTAACTGATCATTATGAATTAGCTCCATTACGTCTATATGTATCTGCTGTAGATGAAACAGGTGATCCATGTGCAGTTAAAAATATAATTAATAGTTCAACTGGTGTTGGTGTAACTGAGATTCAAGCTGCTCGTCAAGCATCTGGAACTGGTGAATCAGTATTAAGAGATCTTACTTTATTCATGCGTTATCTTCAAGATCCGTTCCCTGAAGGAGCATCTGTTGATAGTTTAAGGATGAGAGAAGTTCAACTTGATCCATCATTGGGTACTGTAGCTAGAACAGGTCTTTATGATCAAGTGTGTATTCTACACAGTGTTCCAAGGTTTAATAACCCATCAGGTACATTTGATGATGATCAATACCTATTAGTTGTTAATGTACCAACAGGTACTGTTACTACTACATTTACTACTTTAGTAAGTAACATTTTAACTGCTGGTGGTAATCCGACAGCATTAGAGCAATTCTAATACTAATATCAATAAATAATTAAAGGGGTGGACTTAGGTTCTCCCCTTTTTTGTTTCATTTATTAGAATAATATATGTATATTATAATGAGTACTCCCTATAAAAATCCTTATGAAACACCAATTAAGTCTTGAAGTTCCTGATACTTATAATTGTAAAATATTAAGAGTTATTGATACTTCTACTTATGTAGAAGATCTTCAAGTTACTTGTGGTTATCTACAAATTACAGGACCAGGATTTATAAATCCTGTACAGATAGAGGTTAATCCTAATTTTTCTTTAGTATTAAATGCTTGTAGTCTAGGTTTTCAAAGTGAAGATTGTGGAGAAGTTCAATATACTATCCCTGATGGAGTATATAATATAAAATATTCTGTATCTCCTAATACTGAAGTAGTTGTAGAATATAATTATTTAAGAGTAACAAATACATTGAATTCTTATTTTAAAGAACTAGGATTACTAGAACTACAAGGTTGTCCAACTGATGATTGTTTAAAGAAAAGATTACATGATTTAAGAGAATTTAAATCATTTGTAGATGTAGCTAAAGCTAAAGTAGAATATTATAATCTATTATCAGATGGTATAGATCTATTCAAATATGCTAATAAAAAATTAACAGCTTATCAAAAAAGCTGCTGTAAATAATTAAAACCAATAATTATGATCTGTAATAACTGTAAAGCAAATTTATCTTGTTCTTGTAAATTAAGAACAGCATCAAATGGAGTAAGTGTATGTTCTGCCTGTGTAGCAGCATATGAATTAAAACTACAACAAGAAAAAGTTAAAGAATCCTAATGAAGAATATATTAGATTTAGAATCTAAAATACTTAATGATTTTACTGATGCTATATCTGATCGTTTCTATAAATTAAGATTCGGAATTAAAAGATGTTCTAGACCAGTATGTGATGACTTAGCTATTATTAGATATGAGTTATTAGAATGGTGTAAAAATTTAGATGATATTTATAATCCTACACCTATACCAACTACATATAATTTATTATGGGGATATGTAGATACTGATCCATTTGAATCAGAAGAGAGTTTATTCTTTCAATTTCAATCTACATATGATAAAGGAAGTTTAGAAGTCGAATTAGATTTTACACAATCTTCTGCTGGAAAGTATTTATTTTGGAGAATTCCTTCTGATGAACCAATTTTTACAAATTGGTATAATAACGATAACAATAATGGAACTATACCAGATGTTATTTGGAGAAATAAAAAAACTATAGGAAGCTATGATTATTATTTAACAAGAGATAAATATTATGTAGATGAGACTACAAAAATAAAATTCTTCTCTAGTGGTATATCTCCAGTAGATCCAATAGTAAATGCAGGTACAGATCAAAATAAACAATATCCTATAGTTTCGGGTACATTATCGGGTACAGTAACACCAGGTACTTATCCTATCATAAATTATATATGGTCTAAAATTTCAGGTCCTAGCATTACATTTAGTAATCCAACTAGCTTAACAACTAATTATACTGCAACTACAGAAGGTGTTTATTTATTAAAATTAACAGTATTTGATTCTAATAGTAATTCTTATTCTGATAATGTTACTGTAAATATATTATCTGAAGAATATAGAGTATACTATGGATTTAAATCTGATGATACAGTTCTTAATGAATCTCAAATATTAGCATCATCTTATATTGTAATAAATAATAATCAAAGTGCTTATACATTACCATTCCAGAATGCTACAGGTTTAGGATATGTTTGGTTTGCAGAGAAATTAATGGAACCAATTAAAACAAAATGGCAGGATAGTATTGTACCAATTAATAATGGATTTATAGGTTCAACTGATGATTTGTTTGGACCTGCTATTACAGTGGGATCTCTAAGATTTTATGATACAGAATATGCTACCCAATTTGATAACCCTATTATTATAAAAACTATATAATGCCATATAATCCAACAGATCATTCAGCTCAAAATATACCTTTAGGTGCATATGATAAGCCTCTGGATGGTAAATTTATGTTTTATGATAAAGTTTATTTTAAATATAGACCATTTATATCTAATAATGAGGTATTAAATTACTTTATTGGAGATAATAGAAAAGGTAATTTTGATATATTAATTAATACAGGTGGTACTTTAACAGAAGGTGTAGTTATTGGTGGATCAAACTCTGTTTGGTGGTTTAAGGATGGTATAGCAGATTCTGATTTAAACTCTAAATCTAGTGGTGGAGGAGATCTTACTGATTATTATACAATAACACAGATAGATAATTTATTAGATACAAAAGTAAATCTTACTGGAGCAAATTTTACAGGTAATATATCAGCTCCTAATCTTTCAGGTAATAATACAGGTGATCAGAACTTAGATGAAGTACTGAAAGAAGGTAATAATTCTTTAGAGGAAATAAATCTATTAACAGATCCAACATATTCAATTTACTCAGCTGTTAACAGGGTAATACCTATTTACAGTGATAGTAATGGAGCATCAGGAGTGGGTTCTCAATCATATCCATTTAATGCATGGCCTATTTTACTTGCTAAAGACTTAAATGTTACTATAGGAGGATTTTCAATTCCAAATCAAAAGCTGATGCCAGCAACAATGCCTCCAGCTGGTAATGACAATTCTCTATATGCTAGGATGACACAAATGCTTCCTTACATAGACCCAATTGCTACACCAGTAATGATCATACAATTAGGGACTAACGATGCAGCATATAATCCTTTTGGTACTGCACGATTTACTAATTCTTATAATGAGATTATTGATTATGCTACAATAACATTAGGTTGGCCAGCCAATAGAATATATATTGTTAATGCTTTTTACAGAGGGGAGTTTAGTGAATCAGGAGTAGGTAATATCTACACAAATCTTTTACTTATAAGAGATTTAATGACTGAAGTTGCTACTAATAAAGGTGTAAATCTTATTGATTTCTACACAGCATCTGTACCTCTTAGAGCTTACAATAATAAAGCTTATTTAAGAGGAGATAATATTCATCTTAGTCCCGATGTAGGTCATCCATTCTTACGTGATTTAATAAAAAACTCTTTACCGTTAAATGAGTTCTATACCTATGGAGCAGAT